TTAAGACCGGGCTCAAGCTCTCGTACTAGTTGCGAACGTGAAATAGCCATGATTAAACTCCTGCAGTGCCCGTGCCACCTTTGTAGAGGTGGTTATTCGGGATAACGATGAGATTAGCGTAAGCAGCAGTAACATCATTGTCTTCTGCGTCTTCATACACGCCAACAACTTTCCACGGATACGTAGCGTTACCAGTAGCGGGAACACCAACTTGCTGACCGGACTGGCCAGTTGTTGGGCTACCTGCTACAGCGGTATCCAAATCAGCATTACGGCCAACACAAGTTACAGCAGCAATGCCGGAGCACTGTACTACAAACTCAGCGTTAGGATCGTCGTTGACGAGGGCTACAATACCATCCTGAACAATGCTGCCGGGATAGTAGTTTTTCCAGGTGGGTTTGCCGGTCGTGGGATCCACGTAGTAGCAGCCCTGGAATACACCGACAATTGCTGCGCCGGTGGTTGCGATTGCTAAATATCCCCCAGACAACTTAACAGAATCGCCTTGATACAGGGCGGTACCGTAGTTGTTGGAGATCTTGTACTGCGTTAGACCTTGGTTATCGTAGTTACTGCCGACTTTACCGACAGGACGAAAACCAAAAGGCTTATTAACGTTAGCCATTTGAATCTTCCTTACAAAAAATTAGTCATCGGCCTTTCGAGGGCCACCAAAGGTAACTCGTGACTGCCGCTCCGGTTTGACTACTCGCATAGTGTCATGCGCATTAATTTTCATCAAATCGTTATCAACAGCCGTAATCTGTTCGCCTGCCCGCTGTTCGTAGTGCGCTCCACGCTGCTCAGCTAACTCTTCAGGAATTCTCGCCAACATAACATCACCGACGCCAATGACGCCAGAATGAATGCCATTTTGAATCGAAGGGGCGACAAAGTCGGGGTACTCTTCAGCACGAACAAGCTCATACCCCTCGCGGAGTTTACCTGCTACGTTCTTGCTGTCGTCGTGACCACCAGCTTGTACACGAATCCAACGATGGCGATATCCCGGAGGTGCTTCAGGTGCATCTAGGTCCGAAGGACGTACCCATGACTTCTTACGCTCCGTTTTTTGACGGGTTTCAGCAGCACGTGTTGTGCGATCAATTTTTTGACTAGTCATGCTTATCTCCTTACGTACTTAGCGTACTCTTCCAGGGGGACACCTATTCTTTTAGCCATGGCCACTTCACTAGGTGTGAGTTTTATGGTCCTGCGCCCAGTTTGGCTCACGGATAAACCGCGAGTTGCAGGTGCAATACCAGGGGCGTCTACATTGGTATTTACCTGAGGCTTACGAAACTTGTGCGGAAACTCCTTACGGATTCTCCGATTTAACTCATCATAGTATTCATCGCTTGACAAGTCAAATCCTTCTCGTTCTAGCTGATTATGGATGGCAAAGGTCCCATTAGTCATTACCTCGTCAGAACCAAACCATTCATTCTCCTCTGCCCACTGCTCGGCCTTTTCATCTGGGCCGCGCTGCGCTTGCTGCGGGGGTTGTTGATAAACCGGCTGCTGGTAGGCCTGTTGAGGAGCCTGAGGCTGAACCTTGGGCCGTTGTGCTGCAACGCGGTTTAACTGATCCTGTTGGATCATCAATTGCGACAAGAGTTTCTGAGCTTCGACCACGGCTCTGCCGTCGTTTTGCTCCACAGCGTTTTGCAGGTTTGCCTCTGCAATAGAGATCTGGGAGTCAATCCGACCCTTGCTCTCGGTGAGGTAGCCCTGGTCTAGGTTATAGACCTTGGCCTGCATCTGCTGGAGGTTTGCCTGAACTTGCTTGGCATATTCCAAAGCCGCCTGCTCACGACGCTCCGATTCCCGAAGCTTGGCCGTCATCTTTTCGATACGCTTTTTGACCTTGTTGCTGTACTCCTCGTGCTCCTGGGTCCCGCGATCGGGGGTCTTTTTGCCTTCTGAAGCGGCATTTTTTGCCTCTTCTTCGTCTACAGCGGCAATTTTTGCCGTTCCGTCTTCTGCGATTTCAACCTCGGCGCCCTGTTCGCCCTCGCCCAGGTTGAATTCCAGTTGGTCGTCCCCAGAAGGGACTTGTACTGCATCTTGTACATCTTCGTTCTCTGGCATGGTTTTTCTCCTTATACCATGTGCGTGATGTCGTCCGGATCGGCAATAGTTGCCAGGACTTCATCATCGTTTAAAATACGGATTTCCCCGCCGTCTATGCCAATACGAGCCCCGGCATACCGACCAAAGACAACCCAATCACCTTTCTTGCACCACGGGCCGTGCGGAAACTTCTCCGTATCCCCATAGGCCAAAGGCCCAGTAGATACGACATATCCACATACCGTAGCGATTTGTTGCCGCTCCACCGCTTGTTCGGCCAAAACAATACCGCTTTTGGTCTTCTTGGGTGGGCGAAATGGTAGAACTACAATGCGCCAACCTGTTGGCTTGGGGATTCGGTCCAAAATGCTCTGATCCATATTCTCAGGGCGATTCTGAAGCTCTTCCTCTTCCACCTTTTGCTCAGCCGCACGTTCGTCTGCCCACTTCTTTTGAAGCGCAGTCATTTCAGTCATCTATTTCTCCAATATTGCATGGCATCCGCCACGAGGTTAGGGTTTTTACTACTCGCTTTCTACTTTCGTTAGTATTCGGGTCATTTCATCTTCGACCATTTGCAAGCCTCGGACCTCACCGACCAGGGTATGGTAATGGTCCGAGTTCTTGACACCGCCATAAATCATTTGCTCGCCGATCTCGTGTTTACGAGACCGGACAAGTTTGTACAACTGTTCGACAAGATGTTCCATTAGCAGATTTTACATCCTTTTGTTTTTCGGGCTGCGCCTTGGCCTCGTACGCTTACCATTCCACCGGATTTGTAAGTCCCAACACCAGGATTGTCTTCCTCGGCCTCGTACGCGCGCGCCTCTGCGGGAACCTCTTCCATCATTTTTCGACCCATTTTGTACTCATCACGGGCAGCTTTTGCCGAAGTCGTAGAAAAACGGGAAAGAATATCTTTTTCCCCTTCCATACCTTGGACAGTCTTTTTACGGGCCATCTCTATTTTCTTGCGCTCTTTTTCAGTGGGCTTACGGTACATAGGCATTTTTTGCTCCTAATAAATTTTTGTTGGTACTTTGGCGTCCTTACGCATGACCTCTTTTACAGGGCCAGGGACACCACCATTTTTCATTCCACGAGCTTTTCCAGCTTTGGACAAAGCAATTGCAACGGCCTGCTTTACCGCCTTTTTCTTGCTGGCGGGCTTGCTGGTGCCGATGGAACCAGACTTTTTGTACTTGCGGACCATCTCGGAGATGTTTCCGCTGATTGTTTTTTGACTACTGCCTTTTTTGAGGGGCATTTTGCTTAACTCCCATTTGTTGAAGTCTCATCATAGCTAAATCTGCCTTCTGATCGGCAATATCTTCCTGAGACTCAATTCTAGCCGCATCCGTGGCTAGTTTTTGCTCCATCTCTTGCTGTTTCAGGCCAATCTTTTGTTGTTCTGTCTGGGCACGAGCCTGGTCCGCCTGAGCACGCTGGGCTAACTCCTGCTCTTTCAGCTTGATCAATGGGTCTGGTGCGCCCTCGCCAGACAACTGCGATGACAATTGACGCAACTCGCTCATCCCTTGAGCCACCAACATGGCAACCATGGCTTCCTTCTGGATGTCCGACACAACGCCCTTGTTCTCAGGACCGTACTCGGCAAAGATCTGGGCCTCTACTTGCTCCTCGGCCTTAATCCGGACGTGCTCCAAGATGTGCTTGGTTAGGTTCATCGCACCCACGGGGTTAGCCTGCAGGATTGGGCTCATGCCCTGGAGCATGTGGCTCACTATATGAGCGTCATGTTGCTGGCCAGCAAAGGCCTTTAACTTCTTGCCGTCGATAGCGTCAGCGTTCTCGGTAGCCGGGTCCTTGGGCCGTGGTTCCTGGGTATCGTCATAGTTCAAGACCATGTCAATGTCCCGCACACCAAGTGCCTCATACATCCGACGATAGGCCTCATACATATTGTGCATCTGGGGTGCAGACTGGGCCAGTTGCAACTGGGTCTGAGCCATCATGATGCGCTGGGCGCTGGAATGAACGTTGGGGTCTGCCACCGGCAAAACGTCCACACGGTCATCAAAGTCGTCTTTGAAGATCTTGCGATCGCCGCCTTCTACCTCGTACGGATACTCGTCCGGCAGATGCTTGGCCATGCAGTTTGCCAACAACTCAAACTCAAGCTTCTGGGCATAGTGCAGACGCTTGTGGATGCCCGACATAACATTGGCACCCTTTTCTAACATTGCTATTGTTGTACCCACTGCGGCCTGTTGGTTACCATCACCAACCTGCATGTCAGCAATGCTGGCGAGCCTGCGACCACTGTCAATACAGAATCCCATCAGGGTATACAGCGTCTGGCTTGGCTCCTTATATGGCAGAGGCAGCAATGACGAACTTAGGTCCGCGCCGCCCGCATCCACGTCACGCCACTCACCCGGCTGGAGGGGATCATCATCGTCCGCGATCCGTAAGCCACGAGCCTTAAAGCCTGCTGGCAGGTTTGCCAACGTACCGGCATCCAGCAACTGCCTTAGTGCGGAGGTGGCAGCACGGTTGAGATTACCGATGAGATGTACAAGGCCATAGCCCATACAGCCAGGACCGGGGAGGAACATGTAGTGAACGTAATACTGCTCCGGGCAGCAAGCTTCGTCTTCTTCCTTCCAGTTACGATAGATCGCCAAGACCTTGCCGCTGTCCTTGTCTACCGTAATGATGTAAGGCTTCTTGATGCCATCCTTGTCTTCAAACCCAGGGATGTCGTACAGAATGTGTGCTTCTAAGAGCGTGTATTCCTCGTCCATGTACCCCGGACTCTGGCCAGAGACACGGTCTTGCGCATCCGTGATTGGAGTTTCGCGAGGCGTAATCGGCGCTTCCTCCATCTCAAGGTCCAGATAAACGCCTGCCACCTGCGCCTTACGCAGCGAATTGGCAGACATAGGAACGACCTGAATACAGCGCTCATTTTCCCAAGGATTGCTCGAACCATGGTAGGGCATCACAAAGTTGTCTGGCGTAATGAACGGCGACACACAACGCCGCTTGCTCTTGTCAAAATAAACCTTCTTGAAGGCCGACCCACCATAGCCCACGTACCAAAGCATCTGGTCGAAGTCTGGCGTGTATTCCTTCATCACCGTGGTGATCTCGTAATTCATGTAATCCTTGACCCGCTTAGCCTGAGCCTCGCGCGAGCGGTTGGACTTGCCAATCACGGACGTGCGCACGGGCCCGCCCGAGGGCATGAGTTCTTTCATCGCCTGGGCCGAGAACTGGGTAATCGCCTCTGTCAGCAAAGGCACCGACACACCAGCCGCGCCACGGAAGGGCTTGGTACGCATCTCGTACTGAAATCCAAGGCTCTTAAATCCTTCGGCATAGGTGCGCTCCCACTCGTCGCGTGAAGCAACGTCGGAGTCAAAGTACTCAAGGATCTCCTCACCAATCTTGGCCAGATCCGATTCGTCCATGCGATTGGCCAAGTTCTCGTAGTGCTTGGTTTCCTTGACCTCTTCCTCTTCGCCCATGGTGATCGTAGCACTGCCATCGGCGCCGATCTCAATGCTTACACCCTCGTCTTCACCTTCCGGCTCTTCTTGCTCAATCTCAACGTCAACTTCAGGCGCGAGCATTTGCTCTTGGCCCACGGCTTCAAGAGCCTTTTCGATGTTATTTAATGAATTTTTCTTGGCCATCACACTGCCCGATCATATAAAGGTTTATCTACCATGCCGCC